CTACAGGATATAGATATACACGTCTAGCTTAATTAGGAGAAAGATATGGAACAGACAGATATTTGGTCGATTAATCCATCTACCTCAGCTACATTTTTTAAGACTGCAGCAGTTGTTACAGGAGGAGTATTTCCTAGAGCATTAACATTAACTAATACTGACCCTGTTGTTGCCAAAGAAGGCTCAGGTTATAGACTTGTGTTTACTTCTGCAGGCAATGACAGTGGTATTACATTTACTATTAATGGAGCTGTCGTAGGCAATCTTGTAGATGGCGCTAGTGCTGTTAATTACCCTGAAGTAGTTACCGGTGGAAACGCCGGCGCTGTTAACTCAGTATATTACTACTCAAGAATAGACAGTATTGTAATTAGTGGTGCAGCCGCAGGCACTGTTTCTGTAGGTACAACAGGAAGTTTAGCTTTACCTCGTTGTAGAGTTAAAGGTTTTTATATTGTTAGTGCTGCAGGTGCTGGAAGTTTAAAAATAGACCGCCACACTCATACAGTTACTCCTGGAACACCTACTACAGTTACTCCTGGAATAGCAGAAAACATATTAGATATAACTACACCAGGCGGTGTCACATTAACCCAATTTTTATCTTTACCGGGGCAAGGAATTTTAACCGGTAAGCAACAAAATGACTTTGCTGTAGTAGTTGCAACTACTCTTACAGACTTCACGTTGTTCTGTGCATAAGATATGGATGAAGAGCCCAAACCAATCAGTAATGATGATCGCCTAGAAGAACTTAGGCGCTGGTTTGAAGCATTAGGAGATTGTGTATAGATGGCAACACCTAGAAAAAAGGGAATGGGAATAAAGACTTCGGTTAAGTCAGGCAACTTTAGAAAGACTAAAACAGGAGCGGGGATGACAACGAAGGGTGTTAAAGCCTACCGGAAAGCAAACCCAGGTTCCAAACTTAAAACAGCGGTAACAGGGAAAGCTAAGAAAGGTTCTAAAGATGCAAAGAGACGTAAGTCGTTTTGTGCAAGATCTGCAGGACAAATGAAGAAGTTTCCTAAAGCTGCTAAAGACCCTAACTCTAGATTGCGTCAAGCACGTAAACGATGGAAATGTTAAAAATGGAAGATTCGACGAAACACTTATTAGACTTCGCGTCTATATTTACAGCGGTAGGAACTTTGTTATCATGGCTTCCTCACCTCGCTGCAATCTTTACTATTTTATGGACTGGGATTAGAATCTATGAGACTAAAACTATTCAAAAAATGGTAGCAAACAGAAAAGAAAAGAAACACAAAGAGGCGATTAACAATGCCCGCCGTAAGTAAAAAGCAACAAAAATTTATGCAGGCGGTGGCTAAAAGCCCTGAGTTTGCTAAGAAAGTAGGAGTTAAACAATCAATCGGACGAGAGTTCACTAAGGAGAAAGACATGAAAAAAGCAGTAAAGAAAATGAATATGGGTGGAATGGCAGATAGAGAAGGTCGCGCTATGGCGGCTGGTCGACTTGGCGGAGATCCTAGGAAGATGGCGGATGCACGCGGTCGAGCTATGATGAAGAAAGGTGGTAAGGTTAAGAAAATGAGAATGGGCGGTAACACTTCTCGTACGAATGAACTTGAAGAATTGGGTAGAGTTGATGCTGAAAAAGGTTATTCTGCTAAAGGCAAAAGAAATCTTAAAGATGAAAAAGCTCGTGTTGTTCGTGAGATTAAAAACAAAAAAGCTGGCGGTAAAGTAGGATATAAAGCCGGTGGTAAAGTTAAGAAAATGAACATGGGTGGTATGGCTGACAAGGAAGGTCGTGCTATGGCAGCAGGTAGATTAGCAGGTTCTCCAGCTATGATGTCAGATGCTAGAGGTCGTGCTATGAAAAAAGGCGGCGGCGTTATGACTTCAAAAGCAAGAACAGGTGGATCTTCAGCTCCTATGAAAGCTAAAGGTAAAAAAATGATGGGTGGTGGTAAAGTCAAAGCATACAAGAAAGGCGGATCAGTTAGCTCAGCATCTAAACGCGCAGACGGTATCGCACAAAGAGGCCATACTAAAGGCCGTATGGTTTAACTAAGGAGAATTAAAATGGTTGCAAGTGTATTAGGAAAGATAACTCGTAAATTAATTAAGTCTAGAAACGCAAAAGGCAAAAGAACCGATCTTGCTCGAGAAAGAGCTGAAAGAAACTTAAATAAAAAAAGAGCGGAAACTAAGGTGACTAAGCCTAAGGTTAAACCACCTAAAGGCCCAAAACCTACACCTCCTATAAATAAAGGTGGCGCAAAAAAACTTTTAAAGAAATATGGTGTACCTGCGAGCTTGATAGCAGGGTTATTAGCTACTCGTGATACTAAAAAATCAGAGGCTAAAAAAGCGCCAGCGGTTAAACCAACGGTGAAAAAGTCAACTAGAAAAGCAGGACCATCAGGACCAAGCATGACTTCTATGCGTGCTCCAAGTACTGGACCTAAACCTAGAAATAAAAATGTTACTAAAAGACCTAAAGGTCCAAGTAAACAAGGTAGTTTTGGTCGATAGATGAGAGCTTCTCGTGGAATGGGTGTAATAATGAAAAGTAAGTGTTGTAGTAAGGTATTATCACGCCCTTCTAAATGTGCTTCTAAACCTAAGAAGTCGTATAAAAAAGGTGGTACTGTAAAAGACGCATGCTATAAAAAAGTAAAGGCTAGCTATAAAGTCTTTCCTAGTGCTTATGCTTCTGGTGCTATTGCTAAATGTAGAAAGAAAGGTAAATAATGGCAGTCCGAAAGACAGCTAAAGGAGCCGCTTTAAAACGTTGGTTCAAAGAAGACTGGAAAGATGTAAAGACTGGCAAAGCTTGTGGTAGAAAAAAAGGTGATAAACGTGGTACACCTTATTGCAGACCTAGTAAACGAGTATCTAGTAAAACTCCAAAGACATCTGGAGAAATGACAGCAGCACAAAAGAAGTCTAGAATAGCTCAAAAGAAAAGACTTGGGCAGCCAGCAGGGAAGCCACGTAGAGTAGCTTCACTTAGGCGTAAAAAGAAAGCATAATGCGTGCTAAAGAAATTATAATTAGTTTGATTGCCTTAATTAGTGCTTTTATCGGCGGAGACCATCTAGATTTAGTGGAACCTTCAGTCCACAAACACGTGATAAGTGAAGAGTGTACAGTCACTAGACAAATAGAAAAGGAGATGTAATGGCTACAACAGACACACATGCATTTAATTTAGATCTAAACCTACTCGTAGAAGAAGCGTTTGAACGATGCGGTGCAGAGTTAAGAACAGGATATGATTTAAGAACAGCTACTCGTAGCTTAAACTTATTAACTATTGAATGGGCTAACCGAGGAATCAACTTATGGACTGTTGAGGAAGGATCAATTCCCTTAGTTGCCGGTACAGCCACTTACAGTTTGCCCGCGACGACCATCGACCTCATGAGCCAAGTCATAAGAACTGGGTCTGGAACAACTCAGTCTGACATAGCTATTTCTAGGGTGTCAAATCCTACTTATGCATCTATCCCAAGTAAGAACGACACGGGCAGACCGATACAAGTTTATATAGACAGACAAGCAGAGATACCTAAAATAACTCTATGGCCTATCCCTAATAATGCAAGTTATACTTTTGTATACTGGATGTTAAAAAGAATTGATGATGCAGGTACCGGCGTAAATACGCAGCATATCCCATTTAGATTTTTACCTTGCATGGTAGCGGGATTAGCATATTATTTGTCTCTTAAGATTCCGGAAGCAGCGCAAAGAATACAATTTTTAAAATCAGAATATGAAGAGCAGTGGCTACTCGCTTCAACTGAGGACAGAGAAAAAGCTACATTATCTATAACACCGAGAAGTTCTTATGTCTAAGAAAGATAAGACTAAGAAAAAGAAGCCTAAGTTAAAGGTTGCAGGCGGAGGAGGAAGACGCAAAGGCACAACATATGGAGGAGGTCGAGCAACGGCACAACTTCCTATTACAGACAACTTAACTCTTGAACCCTATATACAGGGATACGCAGCTAAAGGAGATTGGGGATCAGATGCCGGAATATCAGGTTATGGGGGCTCAGTTACATTTGAGTTTAAAGAAGGTGGTATGATAATTAAAGACAGAAATTATTTGAAGGGGAAATAAGATGGGATTAGCAGCAGCAAAAATATTAAATAAAGTAAGACAAGCATTAAGAAAGCCTAAAAAAAAGTCTCCTTCACAAGAGTCAATGAATTATAGAAAAAAATTATCTCGCGAAGAGAATAAGAGAAAAAATGAAGACTTCTTGCCGGGGGAAACAAGGCCTAAGAGTAAGAAAAAAGCTGATAACGTAAAACAAATGTCTGACGCAAGACTTAAACGAGAAAAGCAACTAAACAACCCATATTTAACTTATGAAGACAGAGCTAAACTTTTAGGCGGATTTAAAAAAGGGGGTATGCTTAAAAAACCTACTACTCCAGGACTTAAAAAGTTACCTTCAGAAGTACGTAACAAAATGGGCTACATGAAACACGGCGGGTCTGTTAAAGGTAAATGCAGAATGGATGGTATTGCTGTTCGTGGTAGAACTAGAGCTAAAGAAAGAAGCAAATAATGAGCAACAAGTTTACAACTAATAAGAACGCTATTGCAGACTGTGATGTCTGTGGTTTCCAATTTAAACTAAAGACTTTAAAAAGTTTATTTGTAAGAACGACACAAACGAATATACTAGCATGTAATGAATGTTGGAACCCTGACCAGCCACAAAATTTACAAGGGATGTATCCTGTAAGTGATCCACAAGCTGTAAGGAATCCAAGACCTGACCAGAGTTTTAATGACAACAATATAACAGGGTCACGAGATATACAGTGGGGGTATAACCCAGTAGGTGGAGCGAGACCTCCTGCAAATGAGTTTACACCTAATGATTTAGTAGTCACTACAGTAGTGGCAGATGTTACAATAACAATAACTTAGGAGAAAGACATGAAAGAGAATCAAGAAAGAAAAGCTAAAATGGTAGATGGTTATGCACAACCTCAAGATGTACCTGTACCTAATTTTGCTGGATACCCAGAGAAAAATGTTAAGACAACAGGTGTAGTGACTCGTGGTAATGGCGCAGCTACTAAAGGTACTAAAGCTCGCGGTCCATTAGTATAAGGATAAGCAATGACTTATACTGAATTAGTCGCACAAATACAATCGTATACTGAAGATGAATACTCTACAGTAGACGTAAATACATTTATTACGCAGGCGGAAAACCGTATTTTTAATGGTGTTAATTTACCAGACTTAAGAAGAAATGATACGGGTACTATTACAGCAGCAAATAAATATCTTAATGTCCCTACAGACTGGTTAGCTACTTATAGTTTAGCAGTAATTGATAATGCAACTAATGAATATGCTTTTCTTATAAATAAAGATGTTAATTTTATTCGCCAATCTTTTCCGGATACTGATGCTACGTTTTTTGGAAAACCCCAATATTATGCAGTTTTTGATGATACAACCTTTATACTTGGCCCTACACCTGATATTGGCTATAGTGCTGAGCTGCATTACTTTTTCTATCCTGAGTCTATTACTACTGCCGCTACTGGTAAAAGTTGGTTGGGAGATAATTATAGCTCCGTATTACTTTATGGTTCATTGTTGGAAGCAGCTACGTACCTCAAAGCCGACCCAGAAACAATAGCAAATTACTCCAATAGATATGAACAGGCTATGGCAGAACTAACTAGATTGGGAGAGGGTAAGAATACACGCGATGCTTATCGTAGTGGTCAGACTAGAATACCGGTTAAAGGTAGAAGGGGGAGTGCAGTCTAATGGCTTCAATAATACAAGGCGCAACAACGGGATTAAAGTATTTAGTATTAACAGGTGAATTAGATTTTAGTGTCGCTCAAACATATAAGATAGCACTTTATACTGATGCAGCAGACTTAAGTCCGGGTAGTACAAATGTAGCTTATAGTACTACCAATGAAGTAGTAGGCGCAGGATATACAGCAGGGGGAAATGATTTAGTTGTGGTTGCTCCTGGGTTTTCTTTTGAGCCCGTAGTAGGGTATGTTGGTTTTAGTAATACTTCTTGGGCGTCATCTACATTTACTGCAAGAGGAGCTGTAATATATAGAAATACTGGAGGAGATGGCCAAAAATACACTGTAGCTGTTTTAGATTTTGGTAGTAATGTAACGTCGGATAATAGTACATTTAATGTGACATTCCCGCCAACTAATGCAATAGAAGCACTTATACGATTTGAATAAAAAGGAATAACATGACAGGATTTTCATCGCTTATAGCGGATGCACCAGAAGTAACAGTAGATAATGTAAGACCTTTAGAAAAAGATTTATATAAAATGATGTGGGATAAACCGGAGTATAGACAAGTTGCTCCTGGTGAAAAAATAGCCCACGAGTTTTTAAAACAAGCTAAACCTAAACAAGGTGCTACAGTTCTTGATTTAGGATGTGGTACAGGACGGGGTGGATTAAACCTAGCGTTCTTTGGTGGACTAGATGTGACTATGGTTGACTTTGCAGATAATTGCTTAGATGAAGATATAGTCCCAATGTTAGAAACACAGAAGCATGCGTTGCGATTTGTAGAAGCTGATTTATCTCAACCTTTACCTGTTCAAGCAGCTTATGGTTTTTGTACTGATGTGATGGAACATATAAGGCCTCATCACGTTGATATAGTTATAGAGAATTGTCTAGCAGCAGCTCAACATGTATTTTTTCAAATATCTACGGTTGATGATAGAGCAGGAGTGTTAGTAGGACATAAACTACATTTGAGTGTACACCCATATGAGTGGTGGCTTAAAAAACTCAAAGATCATAAATGTGTAATACATTGGTCTAAACAGACAGATAATACTTGTTTGTTTTATGTAAGTAATTGGGCAACAGGAGAAGAAGTAGTTGATGCGGGTACTGTAAATACAACTGATGATGAGATAAAGAAAAACGTAGAACACAATATAAAGCAAGATTATTTACAAGTAGAGCCACATCCGACTAATGAGATTGAAGTAATGATTGTAGGAGGAGGACCATCCTTACCACAACATATAGAAAAAATAAAGCATTTAAGGGCAAATGGTGTTAAACTTATAACAATTAATAATGCCTATAAATGGTGTTTAGATAATGGTTTAACTCCTTCTGCTATGGTCATGGTAGATGCAAGAAAGTTTAATGCGAGGTTTACAAAACCTGTAGTAGAGGAATGTAAATACTTTATAGCTTCACAATGTAATCCAAGTGTATTTGAGGGCTTGCCAAAAGATAGAACTTATATATGGCATACGCAAGCAGACTTACTAAAAGATATACTAGATGAGCAATATAAAACATGGTGGTCAGTTCCAGGAGGATCGACTGTATTGTTAAGAGCTATACCATTGTTTAGAATGTTAGGATATAAAAGATTTCATTTATTTGGGTGCGACTCCTGTTTAGGTGAAAATGAAAGGCATCACGCATACGAACAAGAAGAAAATGATGGACAGTTAGTTATGCCCGTAAACGTGAGCGGGAAAGTATTTAACTGTAACCCTTGGATGGTATCGCAAGCCCAAGAGTTTATTGACCTAATTAAAATGTTAGGCGATGAAATTGAGTTAGCAATCTATAGTGGGTTATTACATCATATTTTAGAATCCGGCGCATCACACGCCGACATTAAGGAGATTTAACATGGCAGCAACAGCATGGCAACTATACAACAGTGCCAAAAGATATATAGGTAATGGTACCATAACGTTAGGTGCCGGTGTTTTTAAAATGGTTTTAGCTCAGACAGCTAGTAATGCCTCTACTTTTACGTTATCAGCTTATGGTGGCGGCGGTGCTCTTACTTCAGTTACTAATGAAATAGCAGCAGCAGGTGGGTACGTTACAGGGGGTAGAAACTTAGTACCCGCTACAGCTCAATGGGTACAAGGTGCTTCAGCTAAACAACAAAAATTTACTATGTCTGCAGTAGGTTTAGCATTTACAGCTTCAGGAGCTAACTTAGTAAATGTTAGATATGCAATTTTACGTAACTCTACTGGATCAGGTGCAGGTAAACTATTATGTTTCTGCCAGTTATCTAGTGCACAGTTTACTGTAACGTCGCCAAACACTTTAACTGTTTTACCCGCTGCTACTGGCATATTTACCTTAACTTAAGGGGCTAGCAATGGCTACCGGCTGGGGACGAAGTACCTGGAGTTCAGGCCCTTGGGGCATGACTGAAATTGAGATTACACCCGGCGTAGGTGCGTTAACATTATCTGGAGTAGCACCGAACGTAAATGATAGTATAAATATTACCCCTGGTGTAGGGGCTCTAGCATTGGCTGGAATAGCTCCAAGTTTAGTATCAGGCAAAGTAATAACTCCAAGTGTAGGAGCAGCGATATTAGCTGGAATAGCACCAACTGTAACAGAAGATGTAAGGTTAACACCAGGCGTAGGAGCACTAACACTAGCCGGTGTAGCACCAACAGCCCTAGAAGGGGATATAGCAATACCAGGAGTTGGAGCACTTGTATTACAAGGGATAGCTCCTCAAGTTGTACAACAGAATAATATATTTAAAACTCCACTGGTTGGAGCAGTAGTATTATCTGGAGTAGCACCAACAGTATCAACAGGAACTAGAATTACACCTAGTGTAGGCGCATTAACCTTAGCTGGAATAGCTCCAGATGTAACTGATGGGTTAGTAGTAAGACCAGATTCAGGTGCATTAAGTTTATTAGGACATGCTCCTAGCGAAGTTATAGGATTAGTAAGACAACCCGCCTCTGGCGCAATAAGTTTAACAGGGCACGCCCCTATTGTGAACAGCCCAAATTGGGTTATAATAGATACTACTCAAACCCCTGAATGGGAAGAGATAGTTACAGGATAAGGAAATAATATGTCAACGTATTCAAATTTATCAGTAGAACTAATAGGAACCGGAGAACAAGACGGTACTTGGGGAAATACGACTAATGCCAATTTAGGTACAGCATTGGAAGAAGCCATTGTTGGTACGGTCAATCAAGCTGTAGGTACAGGAGATACTACATTAACTTGGAGTGTTTCTTCTAATGCTACACAAGTAGCTAGACACTTACGCCTTAACCTTACAGGAAGTGCAGGAGGCTCAGGTAACTTAGTTATACCTACTACGGCAGCAGGCGGTGCCAATACTTTTACAAAAAGCTATATCATTAACAACGCTTCTAACACAGCTATTACAGTTAAAACAGCTAGTGGCTCAGGAGTCTTAGTACCTGCAGGTAAATCATCATGTGTTTATGCAGACGGTACAAATGTTGTTTACGCTGTTGATTATCATAGTGGATCAGTTATTTCAGGTGATGTAACTATTACTGGCGGCACTATTAATGGCACTCAAATTGGTAATGCTACACCTAGTACCGGATCGTTTACTACACTCGCAGCTTCAGGCGCGGTTTCAGGAGCAGGGGTTACAGCGCGATTTGCTACACCAGGACCAATCGGTAATACCTCAGCTAGCACAGGTAATTTTACAACTCTAGGTGCAACAGGCAACGTTACACTCGGTGATGCTGTTGGAGATGAAGTAACACATAATGCAGGAACTGTAAATGTTCCAAATAATTTAATATATTCTGGTACTGGAGCCGTAACTCAAACTGTGGGTACAACTGCTCAACGACCGGGTTCAGCAGCGGCGGGTATGTTTAGATACAACTCTACTACTAGCGAATTTGAAGGATACACTACTGGTTGGGGATCAATTGGTGGAGGAGCATCAGCAGGTGGTGCAATTTATGAGAACGTAGACGAGATTACAGCAAACTATACAATAACTGCAGGATCAAATGGGATGTCAGTAGGGCCTATGACTTTAGACGCAGGTGTTACAGTAACTGTACCTTCAGGACAACGATGGGTAATATTATAAGGAAAAATTATGGCTTCAACGATTAATGCATTAACAGGTTCAGGTGGAGTAGCTACCTCAGCAGACGCTACTGGTGTTTTAGACCTACAATCAGCGGGGACAACGATTGCTACAGTTAGTAGCGCGGGTATCGCAATGGCTAGTGGTAAAACTTTAACAGGTGATGCAATTTCTAACGGTAAAATACTACAAGTAGTTCAAACTACAAAGACAGATACATTTTCAACCACAACAGCTATACCTAGTTTTACAACTGTTACTGGAGTAAGTGCCACTATCACACCAAGTGCTACAAGCAGTAAAATATTAGTTATGGTTAATGGAGGTATTGGAAATGGTGGAACTAATTATTCTATGGGAGTAAATCTTCTTCGTGGTTCTACTTCTATTTATCAAGGAGACGCAAGAGGTTCTTCTACAAGAGCATCAGCTTTTGCAAAAAATGTTGGAGCTACTGGGGGATGTGAACAATATGCTATTAATTATTTAGATTCGCCTAATACAACAAGTGCTACAACTTATGCCTTACAAGCTGGAACTGAAAGTGGAGGAACAGCAGTAATTGGAGGTAGTTCAGCAAGTGGTGGTTCATTCAATGGAAGTGTTCCTACCAATATAATACTAATGGAGGTATCAGGATAATGAATCATAAAGCAATATATGCACTATATCCTAATGTAGTTTCAATAGATGGTACAGCAGGAGCAATGGACAAAGATGGAAAACCTGTAGAAATAGACCAAGCTCTAGTAAATGCTTGGGTAGACCCTAATGCTTATAAAGAACAAAGAGCAGAAGAATATCCGCTAATGGCAGATTACCTAGATGGTATTGTAAAAGGTAATGATGCTCAAGTACAAAAATATATAGATGATTGTTTAGCAGTAAAAGCTAAATATCCAAAAGGAGACGCATAATGAGCTCAGTAGTATTAACAGGAAATACCTCTGGAGCTATTACAGTTGCAGCACCAGCAGTAGCAGGAACAAACACATTAACATTACCTGCAAGTACAGGGACGTTACTTACTACAGCAGGAAGTGGAGCTAGCTTAACAAGTATAGACCGCATAGGATTAGGGCAAACATACACAGATGTTACAGCAAGCCGTGCTTTTGCAACGACTTACACTAACTCAACAAGTGCTCCTATTTTTGTAAGTATGCAACCTGGTACGCAAGTAGGCTCTTCTTTTGAACTAACTGTAGCTGGAAATTTAGCATGGGTAAGTAATGCTACAGCAAGTGATACGGGTAATAATCCAGTAGGAATAGTTCCAGCAGGTGCTACATATCTGATTACAAAAACAGCAGGAACAGCAACAATCGTTTCTTGGAGAGAATTAAGATAATGAAAACTTATAAAGACAGTAATAACAATATATATGCTTACGAAGAAGATGGTTCTCAAGATCATTTAATTGGTGATAAGGTAGAGATTACACAAGAAGAAGCTAATTTAATAATAGAAGCAAAGCAGGAAAAGCGTTATGCTGCCTTAGGTTACGCAGAAAAAAGAACTATGGAATATAAACCAATAGCTGAACAACTAGACATGCAATACCATGATGTACAAGATGGTACAGAGACATGGCTTGACCATGTTAGGTCAGTTAAAGAATCACATCCGAAGGGAGATGAATAATGGCTTATAATTTAAATGATAAAACACTTCGTGTTGGACAAGCCTTTTCAACTGGTGGTAACAACTACCCTAAAAATTGGTTGCAGTTATCAACTCAAAAAGATAGAGATGCACTAGGTATTACATGGGAAGACGAACCTGTAAGAGCTGATGATACATACTACTGGAATGGTGAACTAGATAACCCTAAAGCAATGGAAGATGTAGATGCAGTAGATGAAGATGGTGTTGCAATTATGGACACAAATACAGGAGAGCAATTAGTAACACATGGTTTAAAATACCAAATGACAAATCAAGTAAATCAAACAGCAGGTTCTATACTTGCACAAACTGATTGGTATGTAATTAGAAAAACAGAAAGAGATGTCGCTATCCCTGCAGAGGTTGGTGCACAAAGAGCTCATGTAGTTGCTGAATCTGATAGACTAGAAACTGCTATTGCAGGTGCCGCAGACGTAGAAAAATTAATTATAGTAATGAATGAACAGAACTGGGAGAATGAATAATGGCACTATCAATTAACGGAAATGGAACCTTAAGCGGAGAAAACGTTGCTGTTAGCGGAACAGGATTTTCTCCAACACAGACACTTACTGACGGGACTAACATTAGTTGGAATACCGATCTAGGTCAAGTAGCTAAAGTAACATTAGCGGCTAACAGAACTTTAAACGCACCTACTAATTTAGAGAATGGCGGATTCTACAGCATTGAAGTGACACAGGATAGTACAGGTAGTAGAACATTAGCTTTTAACGCAGTGTTTAAATTTGCTGGTGGAACTGCCCCTACTCTTACTACAGCTGCTAATTCAATTGATTTCTTTAACTTCAGGTCTGACGGGACAAATCTCTACGAGCAAGGTCAAACTCTAGGAGTTTCATAATGTTACTCGTAGGCGCAGCTTCCAATAGTGGCGGAGGTGGTTATGACATAGACAACAGCTTACGCTTTCGTTCATCTGCTAGTGCTTATTTAAATAGAACTCCATCTAGCGCAGGCAATTTAAAAACTTTTACACAAAGTGTTTGGCTAAAAAGAGGTAAATTAGGCGCAGCACACGAGATATACAATCCTTACTATGGTGGTGACGGTGTTAATGAAGCTCAATTTAAATTTACTCCAAGTGACCAAATACAATTTTATGAGAACGGTACTTCTAATGGTAACTATATAACTAATGATGTTTTTCGTGACCCATCAGCTTGGTATCATATAGTATTAGCAGTTGATACTACTAATTCAACAGCAGCAGATAGAGTTAAAATTTATGTAAACAACAGAAGAATTACTTCTTTTGCTACAGAATCTTATATAGGTTTAAATACTAATACTGGGTGGAATGGAACAAGTGCACAATTTATAAACAGGTACGCAAGGTCTGCTCTATTTTATTTTGACGGTTATATGACAGAGTTTAATAGTATAGATGGACAAGCATTAGCACCAACAGACTTTGGTGAGACTAACGATAACGGCACTTGGGTACCTAAAAAATACACAGGCACATATGGTACAAATGGTTTCTACCTAGACTTTGAAGATACTTCTAGTGTTGCTGCATTAGGTACAGACTCGTCAGGCAATAGTAATACTTGGACTGTAAACAATATATCACTGACTGCTGGTGTAACATATGATTCAATGCCAGATGTACCCACGCTAACCGATGAAGATACGGCTAACTTTGCTACAAGAAATCCTTTGGCATACTCGCCATCAATGACCTTTTCTA